AGGCCGTTTGGATCTGTTTTTGACACTATTTCGCAGCTTCGCGTTTCCAACGGTGTTCAGGGATGGATCGCGTTTCAGTACCCCATCGCTGTCGCTGAAAAGTCTGATATTGAAATTCGGGCTATTTCTTCAGCGGCAAGTTCTGGTGTGACCGCTGAATTCCAACTTGTCTACATCAAGAACGAAGGCGCTCTTTAAAGTATGTCAAACCCAACAAATGTAAGCGGAACGTATACTTTCGACCCATCTCTGGGCGAGATGACGCTCTATGCTTACAATTTGATTGGCGTCCGCAACACAGCAATTCTCCAAGAGCATATGGAGTCGGCCCGCATGGCTGCAAATATGCTCTTGGGTCGCTGGAGTAGTCAGGGCGTAAACCTTTGGAAAGTCACGCGCCAGAGTATACCTCTGGTCGCCGGTCAGCCCACATACAATGTTCCGACCAACAACATCACCATGCTCGATACATATATCGTGACAGGCGGCGTAACGTTAACGGGTTCGATCAGTGGCGTAACGCTCACCGTTACAAGCGGATCTCCGTCAGTCGGCATGATGATCTCAGGCAATGCCATAATTCAAGGGACGCAGATCTTATCCGGATCAGGCTCGACATGGACCGTAAGCACCTCTCAGACAGTGGCTGTCGGGGCAATTATTGGTGAAACACAACAGTCCATAAACCGTTTAATTCTTCCTATAAGCCGCACAGAATATGCTTCTTACGCAAATAAAGAACAGCAGGGCTTTCCGACCACATACTGGCAAGACCGCTTACTTAGTGGCAATGTTACGCTTTGGCCTGTACCTGATGGCACTCAGACGGCACTGAGCTATTATCAGGTTGGTCAGATCGATGACGCAGGCTTTACAAATGGTATGCAGGTCAGCTTGCCTGTTTATTTCTATGAAGCTTTTGCTTACGCCCTCGCGCAGCGTTTGGCCATGATCTGGGCACCTGAGAAGGTGCAGCTTATTAAGCCACTTGCTGATGAGTCATATTTAATTGCTGTTGAACAGAACATTGAAAACGCGCCAACGTACATCACACCCATGATTTCTGGCTATTATAGGTAATCTGATATGGCATATGCCTCACAGTCAGGTCGGGCCAAAACAAGTTCATCAGGCCCTCAAGCGCATGCAATTTGTGACCGCTGCGGGTTTCGTTACAACCATGTCAATCTTCAATGGCAGTTTGATTGGCGTGGCCCAACCATGCAGAATGTTCGCATTCTTGTGTGCAATAATTGCTTAGACGATCCTCAAGAGCAGCAAAGGGCTATTGTTCTTCCTGCTGACCCTGATCCAATCATGAATGCCCGTGTGCAGGACTTCCAGACGGCTGAAACCGATTATCAGACAGTTACAGCGCCGTCCATTATTGATCCGACCACAGGCATACCGATACCTGTTAACGTAACTCTTACAACTGAGGATGGGGTAAATTTACTGACGCAGCAGGTCGGCCCCCCGCTTGGCTTGACCCAAGGTTCCGTCATGCCTCTCATTGATAATGAACAATTTTCTGTAAAGCTTAATCCATTGTCGATTAACGCTGCTGGCACAGATGTAATCACAGTCACATTCGCAGCCCCTCATGGCCTTTCAACCAATGATCAGATTTCTGTTGATGGTCTTTTCACCCCTAAAGCAGGCGGGTTTTACAGCATCACAGTTACGACAGCTACAGCATTTACCTATCAAACAAATACAGCTATACCTCCCCAATCTTTGCTCACCTCTACGACAAATATGGTGACGGCTCTGGTTGGTATCCCATACGGCTTCACCCAGATACCGCAGACAGGGATTAGCAATGTCGGTATTTTTGGTCCCTATGGGATTTGGGACGAGTCCTTCTGGAATCAGGCTAATTGGAGTTAGAAGATGGCAGTACCATATACCTTCACTTCTGGAACGCTTATAAGCGCATCGCAGGTTAACGCTAATTTCGCTGCGGTCGTTGAATACAATCCGCCATTTATTGATGCATTAACTAGCGGGTACACGGTAGAAGATAAGCTATCTCAAACTGTCTCTGTTAAGGACTTTGGCGCTGTTGGGGATGGAATTGCTAACGACTGGGTTGCGATTGAAAAAGCATTAAACGCTTCAAACAGCGTTTATTTTCCAGCAGGAACATATAGCATAGAAGGTATAAGAACTTATAACCTGCCAAACAATAAGTTTTTGTATGGTGATGGTAACGCTACTTTGTATTTTGCCACTAGTAATGACAAATTTACTATTCAAAATGAAGTAAAAGCAACAACTTTTCTTACGGCTAATCTTGCTATTGGTCAAAGCTACATGGATGTAGTAAGTGCTGTGGGTGTAGCTGAAGGCGATTTAATTCACATTGATACACTAACTGCAGTTACTTCTATTTTTTCAGCTTATGATAAGCAGTGCGTTCGCAGAGTCGTATCCATTGTTGGAAACACAATTTATTTTGACCAGCCGTTGGACTTCTTCTTCAACGTAGAAGAACTACCACCAGCACCAGCCCCACTCTATAGAACAAGAATTGATTTTGCAAATCCCTTTGGCGTTCAAGCCAGTGGCGTAAATATCCTATGTGGAAACACGGGAGGGAATGCGGGCGGAAACTTTTTTCGTTTAATAAGAACTTCAAATAGTGCTTGGCAAAACGCCAGCCTCTCTGGTTCTGTTCGTGGGTGGATAACTGGCTGGTCTGACGTTTTTTATACTGTAAGCTGTGACAGAACATTGTTTAATAATGTTCAATTTATAAAATCAAGGTATTCACCACAAATAACTCAAGGATCACGTTACACGACAGTTAGTAACTTTACGGCTTTTCAAGTTAGGCATTTAGACGCCAACACTTGGGCGCAAGATACATTGTATATTAATGGTGTTTGTTCTGACACGGACGGAGTAATTCAAAGTCACCCATCTATACGGAACACATTTAAAAATGTTCACGATTCTGTAACTCGTGATGGTCTTTTTGGCTTAGACCTTCGTAGTGTTGGGGACATTGTTGAGGATTGTTCTGCTAGTCGTCCTGATGGAGTTATAGGGTCTAACACTAACGGTATTGAACCATTGCCCGATTATGTCGATTGGGCGCTAGGATATAAAAAAAGAATCACTCGATTTAATTCAACAACAGCCATTATTCAAAATAGAGAGACAATCGGAGATATTGAAATAAATGACTGCGATGTTCCTGACATTGCACTTTTTGATGGTTCAACTGGTATTGGCTCAATAAGAATTGGAAACGGGAATAATCTTTCTTCGCCGGGTTACAGATTATCAAGAGAACAGAGCACGCGCTCATTTGCAAATAACGGACTTATACCTGTATATTGGGAGCCGGGATTTGGTTATAATGGAACGCCCACTGCTGTAACGGGAATAACAAATGCAAATCCGGGTGTAGTAACATCTACTGCTCATGGATTGAGCAATGGAGACCTTGTTCGTTTAACCGCTGTATTAGGAATGACTGAGGTTAATTACGTTGTGTTTACTGCTCGAAATGTAACCGCAAATACCTTTGAACTTTACACAACGGCCACTGTTCCAACGCCTGTAAATACAAGCGCCTATACACCTTACAGTTCTAGTGGTCCTAGTGGGTATGCTGGGAAGCAAAAGAACACACGATCTTTCCAACCCATTTGGACAAAAAATGTTGGTCGCTGGCCTCAAAGAAGATATTATCTTCCAAATCTATGGAGGGAAACGGTTGCTACGGGTTCTTTAACTCGAACATTTACACTGCAACTTTATACAGAAACAGGTAACAGTCCTGCACAGACACAGTTTTGGACAAGATTAACTTTTATTGCAAAAGGAAATACCGGTTTAAGCCAAACTGTTTATGATGTTGCGGCTAATAGATACCCAACAAACCAAATATACTTCCAAAAAACAACTGCTTTAACCACAGACATTAATGGATGGAGCGTTACTCTTGCCAATCCAATTTATCATTTTAAAGATAAACAAGATGAAGAAGGCACAAGCGGGTTGGTTGGAAGTGATTATTATTGGACTGTTGATGTAACTGTAAACCTTTTATCAAACATTAGCATTTTATACGAACTTGATTGCGAAGTGCGCGAATTAAATCGTGGGGTAGATAATCCGGCATGAGTACTATTGTTTCCGCTTGGAGTTAGACGATGGCAGTACCATATATCTTCACTTCTGGAACGCTCATCAGCGCATCGCAGGTCAACGCTAATTTTTCTGCGGCCATTGAATACGATCCGCCATTTACTGGTGCAGTAACCAGCGGGTACATGGTAGCCGATAGGTTGTCTCAGACCGTTTCCGTTAAGGACTTCGGCGCTGTTGGCAATGGCGTGGCTGACGATACAGCAGCAATTCAGGCAGCAATTTCTTATGCCGCTTCTGCCGCACAATCTATCCAATACACGTCGATTTCGGCGCAATCATCAATAACTGTATGTTTTCCTGCCGGTCTATATTTAGTTACATCAACCATTACGGTCCCTAACGCAGAAGTTAATTTTCTTCTTTCAGGGATGGGTGGGCGCGCAACTTTTGTCGGTGCAAATCCTGCTACCATTAAGTGCTTTATCATTGAGCAAGCACGCAACACAATTTTTAGTAACTTAAATTGGATTGGTTTTACCACTGCAACTGAGTGGGACACAAACAACATAGACACCAATCTTATTAGATATATTGATTGCGATTTTATTAACTGTGGGATCGGCGTTGACACTGTATCATACGCTACAAGTCGATCTACGGTTCTGGTTTTTGATAGATGTCGCGCAGGCGGAACCAGCCTATTTGTTAAGTCATTTTGTGATATGACTATAATCAACAATAGTCATTTTAGAAACGCTGACGCAAACGGCGCGTTTATTTTTGCTGATAGCCAGTTAATTATAAACAATACGCTATTCACACCGTATTTTGCAGAAGCGAATTGCAGGTGGATTGACATTACAAATGAGTTTTCAGCAGCGTATGGTAGGTCATCAGTTTCATTAAATAGTTGCCGATTTGGGCCTGAAATTGGCGGTGGTATTCCGATTATATATTCATACTTAGACGGAAATCCCGCGCAAGGACAACGCACTACAGTTACTCATATTGGTATTCGTGACTGCTATATGGGCAGCGTTAATGCTGCAACACCGCGAGCATTGATAGTTTTGCGTAATAACTCGGCAGGAACAGCTACTTTAGCTCCTAACCTAATATTAATTTCAGGTGGTAGTTGGAATGCAAACAACGGAGCAGTTGTAACTCAAAGCGGTTTAACCACTGGATATAATGTTGGGCAGTTCATAATTGACCTTGATGCAACGGCGCAAGGCGGATACGGATCAAGCACTACTGCCCCAACAAGACCTCTTGTCGAGGCAGGATTGGCAAAGTTCATTGCAAAATGGATTTATGACATTGAGACTATAACTACCACAGGCAGTTTTACTTATGAAACTGGTGGTCGCACATTCCTCAAGTTTTCTCCAGCATCTGCCGCTACATTAACCAATCTAACGCAAGTTCGTGATGGCCATAAAGTTACTATGCTTTTCACAAATGCCAATACGACTGTAGCTGATGTAACCACAACGGGAAGTTTTAGGTTGGCTGGAGGCGTTAATTTTGTTTCTTCAGCTAACGACACCTTATCGGTCGTTTATGACGGAGCAGCAGGCCTGTGGTATGAAACAAGCCGCTCGATAAATTAGTATATTGTATTAGTAACATAGGGGTAAGTTATGGCTAAGGGTGGTAAAGCTAACAAGCAAATGCTAAAGCTGGCTGGCATCCTCTCCGGCACAGCCGTGTGGACGGCCTTCTGATGGCTTTCCACTACTGCGCTGGCGATACCATCCTTGATGCCGACTTTTATATGATATATGGTCCTTTGATTAATGTGCTGGATTACGGTGCTAGTGTGGAAAATAAGCAGACGGGATTTTAATAATGGCCAATACAACAATTCCTCAACTTCCACTTGCAATCTCCCTAAATGGTACAGAGCAGTTGGAAATTGTTCAAGATGGTGTGTCTCGTCGCACAACAACCGGGGCTGTCTCTACCACCCGAACTGGCCCAACGGGGCCAACAGGTGGTACAGGCTCAACTGGCCCTACAGGCGCTAGAGGCCTCACAGGCGCTACAGGCGCTACAGGCGCTGCATCTTCTGTTGTTGGCCCTACAGGCCCTACAGGCGCTACTGGTGCGTCTGCAGTCCAACAATACACAACCGCTGCTGGTGCCTTTACTGCATTTGGAAACGGCACAAATAACTTAATTACGTTAAGCAGTGCCGCATTTATTGGATTTTTGGGAGCGGGAAGTTACGTCCAGCTTGTAGACTTTAATTACGAGACAACTGGTGTTTTCCTTGGGTATATGCGAGTTAATGCCACTCCGGGCGGAACAGTTGTTAATTTCCTAAACATTAATTGCGGGCCTCTTTCGTATACCAGTTCAACAGGGCCAAATGTTCTTTTCGTAACTTCCGGTGCTCCGGGGCCTACAGGACCAACAGGACCAACAGGACCAACTGGTGCCGCATCTTCTGTTGCTGGCCCTACAGGGCCTACTGGCACAACAGGCACAACAGGACCAACAGGACCTACAGGCGCTGCATCTACTGTTGCTGGTCCAACAGGCCCTACTGGCACAGCAGGCACAGCAGGTCCAACAGGACCTACAGGCGATGCATCGACAGTAGCAGGGCCTACAGGCCCAACAGGTACAGCAGGCACAGCAGGACCAACTGGCCCTACAGGTGCTGCATCTTCTGTTGCTGGCCCTACAGGCCCTACTGGCCCTACGGTCTATCCCGGCGCTGGCATAGCAAACTCCACTGGCACAGCGTGGGGTACTAGCTACACCACAACAGGCACTGGCACAGTCGTGGCGCTGGCAAACAGTCCAACAATAACTGGAACGACTACCCTTGGTGGCACAGCGGTTTCTGCGGCTGCATGGTCAACAAACGGTATTGGCATTAAGCAACCCGCTACAACGTATACGGATAATAGCACCCCTGCTGGCAATACTGTCACTACAGCATATATGAACCTTTTTGGTACTGCAACTTACGATACATCGCTCGGTTCAGTCGGTACCCAAGTTTCAGTTGACACACTATACGGAAATTATTTTAAAGAACCCGTTATTACTGATAAAATATTTAATATTAATAAATATGCAGTTGGCATTGATACCTTATATGTTACTGGCACATCAAAATTTGATGGCAATATGGGAAGTATTAGTACTGGAACTATATCGTGTACTAGTATTAATGCTACTAGTAACTCATATGTAACTGGAACATTTGGTGTTACTGGCGTAACAACTCTTACTGGTCAAGCAAGTAGTGGTGGTACTTTAACTGTAACTGGTACTGGTTTGACAGTAACTCCGGGTAGCTCTGGCGTAATTCAGATAGGGCGCAGCACTGGTACTGGTGATATTAGGCTTGGGCTATCTACCGCTTCGCAGACTGTAAACATTGCTTATGGAGTGACTGCAAGCGGTAGCACTAAAACACTCAACCTTGGTGCAAGCGGTGCCGCTGGCAGCACGACCAACATTACAGTTGGATCAACAACTGGCACAAGCACAACAACGATGCAGGGTAACACTGCCACTCCTGCTGGTGCAACAGCCATGACAAGTGGCTTCTTCTACATCCCCGCCGCCGCTGGCGCACCTAGCGGCGTACCTACAGCTATTACTGGAACCGTGCCAATGTATTATGATACAACAAACAACAGGTTTTATATATACAATGGCGCATGGAAACTCGTAGCATTAGTTTAAAGGAAAGATCATGGCACTTTTATTGAGCATTGAAACAGAATTTGGCATTCCGGCTACCTACTGGCGCGTGAGTGAATACATGGAAAACTTCAAGCCCACCGGCAACTCTAAGGTTGGTGGTACGGTTACGATGGATGGCTTTGCAAATCAAGCTGCGGCTAGTGTAGCTACAGCGCCAATGGCGACTAAGGCATTTGAGATTTTGGGTGAGGATTATACCCCAGAAATGGATCGTGTAGCCATCTACAATATAGCTAAGAAGCGCGAAGAGTTTGCAGGCGCTAAAGACGCTTAGTTTAGAAAATAAGCTTGGCTTTAGATATTTAACAATAATATAAGATTATATTTATGAAAATATGTGTTTATGCTATTTCAAAAAATGAAGAGATGTTTGTCGAGCGTTTCTGCAACTCTGCCAAAGATGCAGACC